AACAACTGGCTTCAAGGGCCAGCCAGCGACGTTGCTGTGTACCACTACGCGCTATCGCCCACGCGCATCGAAGCACACTACCTCGCGGGCATCGGTGAGGTTGAGCCACCTGAGTACATTGACGAAGTGCTTGCGGACAATCCTGTTGCCTGCTGGCCTCTACAAGGTGATGGAGACGACGTCGCGGGCAACGGCAACTTCACCATCGTTGGTGCGACGTTCGATACTGATGAGAACCTACCCTTCGATCAGCACCTAAGCACAGATGGTATCGATGACTACGCTGAGTGGCTGGATTCAAGTAATCCCCTGCCCGTCAGCCTGCCAGGGCCATTTACTCATGAAGCGTGGGTTCGTATCCCAACTGGCTGGGGAAGCGAAGAACCGGGTGCCCAGGCGTGGGGGTTGAACGATAGGGTTGGCCTTCGCCGACTCTCGACCTCTGACGCCGTTACGTTTTTGTTGCGTAACAGTGGCGGAACCAATCTGGCTGATAGTGGCTCTGGTTGGGGTGTTGATGTTCCGTATACGCATGGTCAGTGGGCGCACATCTGCGTCGTCTACGACCGCCAGAACAACCGGGTGAAGGTCTACGTCAACAGCGTAGAGGTCATAGACGAATCTGCGACAGATGATGACGCCGCGACGAACGTCCAGTCTTTCACACTTGGGGCGCAGAGAGATAACCCCACCGGAACTGGCTCACTGCGTAGGTTTGCCAGTATTGACGTTGCTTGGGTTGCGATTTATGACACGGCTCTTTCCGAGCAGCGTATCCAAGCACACTATGATGCTGCGTTTGAAGTACCACCGCCCGAGCTTGAGCCACCAGACCATACTGTAATAGCTACAGCACCTACAACTGCTGAAGTTTCATGGACTGGTGGAGGCCCAGAATTTGATATTGAATGGGAGCGTGTGTAATGCTACCCATTCAATCGTGGCGTATCTACTACGCTGACGGCTCTACGTTCTCTAGCGAGGATGGTACGTTCGCGCAGGCCCCACCATTCGGGGTGCAGTGCGTCGTCTACTACCGCGTGGACGACAAGAACCGTTTGTTACGATGGATTGACAGTGGTAGTGGAGATGAGAACGACATTTTCGTGTACCAGGGGGAGGGCTGGAAGATGGGGATGTGGATGGATACTGAGGGTTGCTACCGTATCCATGACCTAGCCAGCCAGTCCACGATGCCGAAGCCGTCACAATGAGCGTCCACACCTACTACCTCTCGGCGGCGAACTCCGACCTGTCCTCGGGCGGGGTTCACAACAAGGTGCTGTCCAAGACCACCGAGACAGCCGGGACGATCAGCACCGGCAACTTCGCCGCTGGCACCACCGTCAACATCCACGCTTTCAGTCCACCGGACGATCCGAGCGACGACGGCGAGGCTGGGGACTTCACCGTCAGCGTCGTGGTGCTCGACGCCAGCGGCAACGTGGAACTGCGGATCGCCGTCGCCCGCGTGAACTCCTCGGGGTCCGTGCAGGCGGAGTCCGCGCTGTCGGCAGCCAACTCCGGCTCGGGCCTCGCGGTCGTCACGTTCACCAACCCGAACCTCGGGACGTGGCAGGCCGGGGACCGCCTACGGGTGCGCTACCAGTTCCACAACAACCACATGATGAACGCCTTGTCGGCCACGATGGAGACTGGCACCGAAGATACGGCGGTCGTCGCGCCGTGGGAAGGCGAGCCTACTGGACCTGAGTATTCAGACTGGTCAGCTGCTAGCACTGTACAAACAGACGATTTAGTTGAGCAATCTGATTGGTCAGACAGTGCTACTGTAGTCACGGACGACCTTATCACTAAGTCTGACTGGTCAGCTGCTAGTACAGTTACAACTGATGCTGTAGTTGACAAATCTGATTGGTCAGACAGTGCTACTGTAGTCACGGACGACCTAATAGAAAATAGCAACTGGTCAGAGCCGTCTACTGTTGAGACTGATGCACAAATAGTTACAGGGCTTACTGAGTCACCATACGAACTTACTGATCTAGAACCTGGCATAGAATACCGTGCGAGGATGCGTTCGCGTGATGGTGATGATGTAGGTGAGTGGAACGACTATGTACACTGGATTCAAGAAGCAGCAGAAGTAAGTAAATCTGATTGGTCTGATCCAACTACTATAACTACTGACGACCTTGTAGAAACATCAGATTGGTCTGCTGCTAGTACTGTACAGACTGACGACCTTATTACCCAGTCTGACTGGTCACAGCCTAGCACTATAGACACCCAGGATTTAATCGAAAAATCAGACTGGTCAGATAGCACTACAGTACAGACTAACGACCTTGTAGAATATAGTGATTGGTCTGCTGCTAGTACTGTAACTACTGACGACCTTGTAGAATATAGTGATTGGTCTGATTCTACAACAGTAGAGACTTCACAGCAGCTAGACAGGTCTGATTGGTCGGACTCTAGCACTGTAGTCACAGACGACCTTGTTACTAAGTCTGATTGGTCTGAACCAACTACAATAACCACTGCCGATTTAGTCGAACACAGCGACTGGTCGGACTCTAGCACTATAGTCACAAGCGATCTGATCGAGTACAGTGACTGGTCTGAACCAACTACAGCACAGACCAGTGATGAACTTGATAGGTCTGACTGGTCTGAACCTAGTACAGTTACAACTGATGATCTAGTTGAAAACAGTGATTGGTCAGGCAGTACAACTGTAGTTACAAGCGATCTGATCGAGACGTCTGATTGGTCTGAACCTAGTACAGCACAGACCGATGATGTAATTGAAAAGTCTGATTGGTCTGACCCTAGCACTGTACAAACAAATGACCTTGTAGAATACAGTAGCTGGTCAGACCCTAACACTGTAACTACTGACGACTTAGTTGAGTATAGTAATTGGTCCGAACCACACACCGTAACTACAGATGATCTTGTTACTAAATCTGATTGGTCACAGCCTAGCACTATAGTTACGGATGACCTTGTTACTAAGTTTGATTGGTCCGATTCTACAACAGTTACTACAGACGATCTAGTTGAGTATAGTGACTGGTCTGATCCTACTACTGTAGAAACAGAATCTGAAGCTATTATAGATAGATCTGCTTGGTCTGAATCTACTACTGTTCAGACAGCAGAGTCAATCTTACGTAATATCAGCATCTTTCCGTTTACAGCTACAGAAGTTCGCTGGGTAATCAGCGGTACACATGTTGAGCTACTTGTTAGTAGCCATTATAACGAACAGTTTGATGCGGGGAATACTACACAAGACGGCCCTGTAACAGTAACTACTGGTGCCAGAGTACAACACGATGTAAGCAATACCCGTAGTCGTGAGATTGATACTAGAGTTGCCCGTAGGCGTGAGCTAGATCCGTCCAACACTTATTACTAAAGGAAGTTATTATGGCCCTACAACTGGTTGAACAGATCAGCACGCTTACCACAGAATATTTGTTCTGGGTTATTACAAGTCCAGACAATCTCGTTGGCAACACCTGTGAGGTTGCATTTGTAGAAGGGTCTGAAACACCCTCTGCTGGTGACTGGAATAACGCAGATGTTGTCGAAAAGACTGAGGGTCAAGCTGCCCGCATTCTAGTTGGCCCAGAGGGCGGTGAGTTAATCCTTAGCCCTGGCCAATATAATGTTTGGATTAAGATTACAGACAATCCAGAAGTTCCAGTACGACGAGTTCCTACTGTCTTGGTCGTGTTCTAGCGCCCCCGCCCTGTGGTAACCCTTCCAAGCGCCCGCGTTCCTATTATAGCACGCACGATTGACCGTCCTCGCGCGAACGAGTACATAAGTGGTAGGAGGCCCATTATGCCGGTCAAGAAATGCCAGAAGAACGGTAAGGGCGGTCACAAGTACGGTGACAGCGGAAAGTGCTATACCGGAAAAGGCTCTAAGACTAAGGCAGCCAAACAGGGTAGGGCAATCAATGCCCGTAGGAACAAGAAGTGACTGAACTACTAGACCATAGGGGCAACCCCGTTGCGAATGGGGTTAGAACTATTGATCCGGTGCAGTTGCTTACGGATTACGAAGTGTTGAGTGTCGATCAGAGTTCAGGCACAATTGTCTTAGCTGATCGCTCTATTGAGGAAACTGAACCTCCTGAGCCTATTGATAAGGAACTGGCTAAGCAGGACAACAGCCAATACGCGCAGAATAGGCTTCAAGATTACAACCCCGACCTTCGGGGCCAACGAGCACTAGAACGTTATCGGGAAATGCGTAATGACGCACAGGTCCGGTCCTCCTTGCGTGTTATGAAAACCCCTGTTCTAGCTGCTCGTTGGTTCATGGAGGCAGCATCTAAAGATCAGCAAGATAGAGATATAGCTCAGTTTGTTTGGGATTGTTTACATGACTACATGAGTATGAGTTGGCACAAATTCTTAGAAGAGTGCCTACTGATACTTGACTATGGTACATACTCGTTTGAGAAGGTGTATGATCGTCGTATAATTGATGGCGAGGAACGAATTGTTTGGAAGAAACTAGCTCCACGCTCTCCATTACTGACTCACGAGTACTTGTACTCTAAAGAGAATGGTTCTCCATTAGGAATTACATATGGTGCTCATAGCACCTTCATTCCTATGGAGAAGTTACTGATCTTCTCGTTTGAGAATGAAGCGGGCTTAGTAGAGGGACGATCAGTTCTCCGTAGTGCCTATCGACACTGGTACTACAAGGAAAATCTGTACAAGATTGACGCTATTCAGAAGGAGCGTCATGGTGTAGGCGTTCCAATTATCAAGTTACCTAGCGGGTTCAAGCTAAAGGACAAGCAGTTAGCGCATGAGATTGGTCGTAATCTCCGTGCTAATGAGAAGGCTCACGTTGTTATTCCTCCTGGCTGGGAAATTGAATTTGCTAAGCTAGAGGGGCAACAGGTCGATGCGTTAATGTCTGCTGAGCACCACGGACAGCAGATTTACGAGAACACTCTTGCAGGGTTCATGGCGCAACAGTCTAGGGGTGCTACTAGTAGCGATCTAGTCGAGCGCCAAGAACAGATGTTCATGCGTGCAACGCGATATGTTGCTGATGGAATCCGTGACGTTATTAACAAGTACGCGATTCCTCAGCTAGTTCGCTGGAACTTTGGTGTTACGCATTACCCACAACTACGTGTCCGCCGACTAGGCGACACTACTGACTGGCGTACGATCTCGTTCGCCATGCGTAACTTCTCCGGTATGGGTGCGCTACGTCCTGACGAACCGTTAGAGGATTGGGTTCGTGAGGAAATGGACCTACCTGAGCGTGACGAAGAGACAATGCGTATTGTGGAGACACCACAGAACGCGCCGGTTGGACAACCTAACCAGTCTACCGCGCCTGCACAAGGTACTGGTGAAGGGCCAGAGGGCGCAGACGCTAGCGGAGTAACATAATGGATGAACTATACCTAGTTGTCGAGCTTAACGATTTTGCATCTGCTGATGATAATAGTCAGTGGATTCATGCAATGGGTCCAGGTACTTATAGACACCCATTGTATGGTAAGTTAGAGTTCGATCACAATGTCCTTAGCCAGTTTGCTGAGAGCGTTAACAGACGCTCTCGTGGTATTGATGTTGATATTGATTATGACCACAAAAAGCACACCGGTAAGGCTGCTGGTTGGGTAAATCAAGCTACAGTTGATACTCGAGGACTGTGGCTCAACGTAACTTTCACAGAGGACGCTGCTGAGTCAATTAGAAAGGGAGAATACCGATACTTCAGCCCTGAATTCGCGAAGAAATGGAAAAACCCAAAAACCGGTAAGACCGTTAGCAATGTATTGGCGGGCGGCGCGCTCACCAATCGTCCGTTCCTAAAGGATCTAACACCACTCAAGTTGGAGGAACCTATGGATGAGCTACTTGACGCTCTCCGCAACCACCTTGAGCTAAGTGAGGATGCGACTGAGGAACAGATTACCACTAAGCTCAATGAGCATTTTGGTAGCCTGCCTCAGACGATTGATCTGAGCGAAGCCAAGGTCGAGCGTAGCGAGGACAGTGTTACCGTTACGCATGATGGTGCGGAAGGTCAACTGAAGTTCGAACTGGAAGATGATAGCGGTACTGACGAACTGGCTCAGTTAGCAGAGAGCAATCCAGCTATCAAGCGTCTACTAGAGCAGCAGGAAGAGGCTAATCAGCGACTCAGCGAAATGGAAGCTGAGCGTCGTCTGATCGAGGTTAACGCCAAGTTAGACGAAATTGGCGGAGACAACCATGCTCTTGCTCCNGCTGTTAAGCAGTCGCTAGCCCCGGTTATGGTTAAGATGAGTGACGATGACCGTGGCGCTTTACTCGATGCACTTACCAAGGTTGAGTTTGTCGAGTTGACCGANCGTGGTGCTGGTGGCGGTTCTCCCGCTACTGACTCCACTAGCGCAATCGAGGAGTTCCAGCACAAGGCTGAGGAACTAAAGGAGAACGAGAAGATTACCTTTAGTGAGGCCGTTAAGCGTGTCTCTCAGGAACAGCCTGAGCTGTACAGGGCCTACCTAGATGAAACTATGGAAGGGAGCCGTTAATGTCCGGTCCCAATGCCGTATACGATAAGGGCTTCCTTGCCACGACTGAGGTTGGCCTTTATCGACCAGTCAAGTTAGTTAACGATCAGGTCCAGGCTGTTGAAGCTGCCGATACTGCCGGTGAGGCTGTTATTGGTGTTGCTCAGCATTGGGCGCGAGAAGAGGACAGGGATGTTGGTAACAAGATTATCAACGTCCGTGTCTTAGGTGTCAGTTGGTGCATTGCTGCTGACGGTAACATCAATGCTCAGAGCAAGGTTGCTGTTACCTCTGACGGCCGTGTTACTACTGCTACTGCAGGACAGAATGTGGTTGGTGTAGCCACCAACGGTTCCGACGATGCCGGTGATTACGTCGAGGTTCTTTTGACCCCCGGCGTTACGCTACCAGCTTAAAGGAGTAAACTGTAATGGTTTATGATCCGCGAGGTGGTGGCGGTGTTCACCACGATCAGATCCTCACGCAGATCAGTGTTGACTGGATCAACGAGATGGACAACGCTGCAAGTGCGTTGTTCCCCAGGGTCACTGTTCCGCACCAGACCGATAAGTATTACGTCTTTGACCGTGAGCATTGGAAGCAGCCTAGCGGTGGCGATTACCGCGCTCCTGCTTCTGAGGCCAACGAGACTCCTGGTCGTCAGCTATCCGACGACAGCTACTACTGCAAGGAACACTCGCTACAGCACCCCATTCCTCCAGAGGAGCGGGCTAACGCTACTGCGCCAGTGAACCCTGACAGTGAGGCTACGGAGGATCTAACTGGTAAGATTGGTCGTGGCCGCGAGTTAATGGCTCGTGACCTTGCTACTGATCCTACTAATTACCTGCCAGATCACGTTGTGACTCTAAGCGGTACTGACCAGTTAGACCAGTCTGGTAGTGACGCTGTCACGTTATTCCGTGACCTACAGCGTACCTTCCATTTAGCTATGGGTACTTTCGTCAATACGATGGTTGTACCTTGGCGTATCTGGTCGTACCTACAGGATCACGCTGAGTTCCGCGAGCGTGTGAAGTACGTGCAGCCACAGGTGCCTAGCACTGCGCTAGTTGCTCAGTTCCTAGAGGTCGGCAACATTGTCGTCCCTGGTGGCCGACTGGACAACGCTCGTTATGGGCAGGAGCCAGATATCAGTTACCTCTGGGGTAACAACATTGTTCTGGCTTATGTGCCTCCTGCACCGTCGCTACGTCAGCCCGCATTTGGCTACGAGTTCGTGTGGCCGCTATATGGTGGCGACATGTACGTTGACCGTTGGTGGAACGATGATCGTAAGACCGACCTCATTCGTGTTGGCCGTTCTTACGACCTTAAGTTGGTTGCAAAGGAGCCGACTTACTCTTCTGATGGCCGATTCCAGACTGGTGAGCAGTCCGTTGCTGGTATGCTTATCCAGAACGTGATTGCTGATGATGAAGGGATGGCTTCCTAATGGCTGAGGCGCAGAAGTCCTCGTCCACTGCTACTGCTACGACTAAGAGTGGTGGTAGTGTTTACGTTACGCATAACATGCTGCGTAACGGAGAGAAGCTGAGCCGTGGAGACTCTGTTACTGACCTATCTGATTCGGAGCGTAAGAAGCTGCTTAAGATGGGTGCGGTTTCTGAGAAGAAGCCTGACGATAGTTAATAGTTAAGGACTCTAGCAATGCAAATCTCCAATAATGAGCTACTTCAGTATTTACCTCGTGCTAAGGTGGATTCTGAGGATCTGTCTCAGTATCGGAGTTCAACACTAGAGCAATCACACGTTGACTTAACTATCGCTCAGCTTAAGTTCTACTTTACCACAGAGGGATGGTCGAATGATCCTCCCTCTGTGGTAAAGCAAATCATCCTAATGCGGGTTGCCTCTGAAATTTGGAATCAGCATTGGGCTACTGATGATACTAACCTATCTGGATATGGTCAGCGTCTATGGACTAGGGCACAGAATCTCCTAGACATGATTATCGCTGGCGAAATTAAGGTTATTCCAGATCAAGAGCAGCCAGGTAGTGCAGGTTACGAAGAGCTTGATGAGCCTGTATTTCAAATGGGTGCTATATGGTAGCGTTCAGTTTAACAGGTACGCCAACGTTCATGTTGGCATCAGAGCTAACGCATCTTAGCTCTCACCTACGTAGTCCTAGGCGTGCCCTAAACGATGCTATCAGTGGTCCTGTTCGAGCAGGTATCCGACGTAACTTTGACACTGAGGGTAGGCATAGCGGTCCTGCGTGGCCGGCTCTAACTGCTTCAACTATCCATCGACGTCACAGCGAGGGATATCCTGGTGGTCCTATCCTAGATCGTAGACGTGGCGCTGTCGGGCTTAAGTATGGTGCTCAGGCTAGGTCTAACTGGACTATCAGAGGTAACACAGCAGAGTTCACTACGCTGCCACGCAATGTGTTTTATGGGCACTACCATCAAACAGGATTTGCCTCATCGCAAGGCGGTAATGTTCCTGCTCGACCGTTTGTTAGGTTCCCTGAATCTGATCTACGTGATGTTGAGACTGTACTTATGAACTGGGTCGAAATGGGATTCAGTTCTAGGTATCTGGTGTAATAGTGGCTTACAGTAACGATATTGACGAAGTCACAGAAGCAATGGTTGTTGCTTTACGTGAAGCCAGCTACACGTTTACCATGAAGAAGGTTTACTATGGTGACGAAGAGCACCATCCTGCTAACCCTAGCTCTGCGGTAACTATATCACTAGAGAGCGAACTGGAAGGTACAAATTACAGGATGGTTCATACGTTCAATGGAACCATTGTAGTGTTCCACAGCGGGCTAGGCGGGAATGAGATTTCACGTAAGAAGTGCAACCAACAAGCACAAGAAGTTTCCGATCTTATCCATAAGAATACTTTAGGAGGTATCCTAGTAGCTAGTTGGGTTAGTGGGTTCTCACCCGGTTACTCTGCTAGAGATGAAAATACTGTAATGAAATCCACTGCAATTGAATGGAGAGGACGGAGTATTACATATGGGTAAGATTGTAGTTAATAAGCCTAATCGAGCTAAGGGATCTATTATCTCGATTCCTGGTCTTGGCTCATTTGCTAACGGAGAAACCCACGAGGTTTCTGACGACAAGGTTAGGAAGTATCGTCAAGAGAAAGGGTATGCTCAGAACAAGCAACTAGTTTTTGGAGATCCGCTTCCTACTAGTAGCAGTTCTTCAACACCTAAAGACGATACAACCTCTAGTCCTGCTGCTAGCGACACTAGTAGCGACGACAACGATGACGACGAGTAAGGAGATATAAATGCCGGTCGGTGTTGGAATTGGTGCCGCTGGTGTTGTTGGTCTAGCGATCGAGAGCACTAGCGGTGAGTATCAGGCTCCAGAAAAGTTCTTCCCTATTCGTTCTGAGAACTTCCAGTGGACTCAGGACACCGTGTGGCGTCGTGTGATCCGTGGAACTTCCGATGTTATCGGTGCTGTTCCTGGTGACGGTCACGTTGAGGGCAGCCTGGATATGGAGGCTCTGGACGACGTCCTTCCGTATTTCTTACGTATCGCGCGTGGTGATCTTACTCAGACTGGAACTGACCCAGTTAATTACGAGTTTGTCCCTAACAGTGCTGCTGAGCCTGCTCAGACTGCTTCTATTACCGTTGTTCGCAATGGTATCGTGTTCGGTTACACTGGTTGTGTGGTTGGCAGCTTTAGCTTTTCGGTCGATGATGGTCAGCTAGTTGTTGACCTATCAATGCTTGGCCGAATCGGAAAGTGAGCAGTCCGTTCCTAGCCACACGTTCGAGGATGCTGGTCCATTCGGTGCCGGTATGTACACCTTAGAGATTCCTGCTGGTACTGTTGTACAGGACAGCGACAACTTCAGCCTTGAGATTAACGATAACGGCGAGGTTCAGCAGCGTCTACGCTCCGAGCGTGGTGCTGCGTTCATCTCCTACGGTGACCGTGACGTTTCCTTTTCTGTTGACCGTGACTTTACTAGCCGCGATCAGTATGAGCAGTTCAAGAACCTCACGGCCCAGGAGATTAACTTCAAGGCTGATAACCCAGATGCTGGTAGCATTGAGTTCCACCTCAATTCTGCTATCGTCAACACCTGGGAGGCTCCGCTGGGTGGTACGGGTGACCTCATTCGTGCCTCTACGGAGTACACTGCTACCGATACCGCTGCTGGTGATGGTTCGTACAAGATCACCATTGAGTCGCAGGAGGATCTTGGTTTAGGTAGCTAATCTGTAACTGCCCCTGTGGTTCTTATATGGGAACCGCACAATTGAATGAAAAGGAACGGTAATGCCCAAGGCGTACGCAAGCTCGAAGGACACCACTAAGCACGATCTTAAGACGTGTGAGGGTGGATACGTGGAACTACGTAAGCTGACGTTCGGTGAGTCTATTCATCGGCGTCAGCTTACTTCTTCTATGAGAATGAGTGCAGGTGCAGACAGTAACGGGTTCGTCGGTGAGATGGATCTTACTAACCGTTCTGCCATCGAGTACGAGTTCAGTAAGTGCATCGTTAGCCACAACCTAGAGAAGGACGACAATGGTCGTCTGTTTGATTTCTCTAGGGAGGCTGATATCGAACGCCTCGATCCAAAGGTTGGAGAGGAGATTCAGGATCTAATCCGTAAGATGAACGAGTACGATCCTGACCTTGAGAACGATGAAGAAGCTCAGGGAAAATTAGAGACATCATCCTCGGAAACGTAAAGACTACTGACGAGCAGTGGTTAATAGATTTGTTTGAAGTCTATAACTACTGTGAACAGTATAACACTTTACCGAACGAGGGAGGTATTTTGGATCAAGACCCATTCCTTATGACAGGGATGGGTCTTATCAAAAACTACCAAAACATTAAGCAAGAGCGTGACCGTAAGATGGCTGAAGCGAAGTCTGGACGGAAGAAGAGATAGTGGCTACGCAGACTAGAGACGTCAATTACAGGTTTAACGCGGATGTTAACCGTATGCGTCGTAATCTGGCGTTCCTTGTCCGTGACATTAACGTCCTTGGACGCGGGTCAGACGCTCTTGCACAGCGTTGGGTCGCTTTAGGCTCAACCATGATGGCAGCCGGAACCGGCATGATGGTCGCTGGTGGTGCCGGTATGGCTGCCATTGCTGGTATGACAGTTGAGACTGCACGATTTAACCGTGAACTTGCTCTAGCTTCGACACAGGTAGACGACACTCGTATTACTCTTGAGCGTATCGGACGTGTTGCTAGAGACACGGCTTTTGATATTCCGGGGGATATGGACAGGCTACCTGAGCTTCTGTTCGATATCTTCTCGGTGTTACACCCTGAGTTAGAGCAAGTTCAGGGTATGACTGAACAGTTCTTTAAGGCTGCTGTTGCAGGTCAAGCAGACTTACAGGCTGTGTCTCGTGTAACGATGCAGGTGCTTAACGCCTTCTATAATAATTTCCAAGAGGGCTCTGCCACAATGGGAATTCAGGTCGAGGATGTAACTAGAGTCCTTGACATGCAGTTCCGTATGGTTCAGCGTGGTACTGGTACATATGATGAACTGAGTGGAGCGTTAACCAAAGTTATTCCTGCTGCACAGGGAGCCGGACAGTCCGTAGAGACTATGATGGGTTCGGTTGCCTTCCTCACCCGTATGGGTGTGCCAGCAGAAATGGCTGGTACTTCTGTTGCCCGTGCTATGGAGGTTATCGCACGTAGCGGTGACAGACTAGAGGATATGGGCATCCAGGTTCAGGATGCTAGTGGCGAATTCTTACAGATTAACGAAATCGTCACTAACATGGCACATGAGTGGCAAGACTTGTCCACTCCTGAACTGTTCCAGGCATTAGACGCTGCATTCGCTGGCCAAGGTTGGCGCATTCAGGCACGTCGATTCTTCCAGCTGGCCGTTCCAAACTTTCAAATCCTTAACGCATTGATCGAAGATATTGCACTGTCCAGCGGGGATATGGAACGTGCCTTCGAGATCATGGCTGATGAGCCTGCTCTACAAATGGAGTTACTGGCTCAGCAGTTCCGTGTTATTCGACAGGAAATCGGTACTGAGTTCTTACCGCACCTACGGGCCGTCATTGATGCTGGACAGGATCTAACTGCTTGGATTCGTGAGTTCAACCAGACTGGCGGAGTAAGTATTGGTCGTATTATTGCGATCACTTCTGCTGTTATTGGTTTAAGTGGTGCTATTACTGCTCTTGCAGGTGCCTACCTACTGTTTAGTGGTATGGCAGCAATGGCTAATAGCAGTATTGCAAAGGTTTTAAGAACCACGCTGCTGTGGTCCTCTGGCATTGGGCTAGCAGTTGGCGCTCTCACTCTACTGATTGTCCACTCTGAGACTGCTAGGGACGTCTTAATGACGTTCCTGGCTGGCCTTGAACACTTAGTGTTTGAAGCTGACAGAGTCACGCAGACTCTAATGGCAGTTGGTGCTGCTGCTGTAATCTTCCGTAGGCAGTTCACTACTGCGGTCACCGCTGTTATGGGTTATATTGGTAATATCCGAGAGGGGTTTAGGGGCTTACAGGACAGTTACAGGAATAACGCTGAAGAACAAGCCCGCAATACTAGAATGCAGACTGCACATGCTCAAGATATGCAAAGACTGCATGAGGCGTCTGTTAGAACTATTCAAAATAGAATTGACGGTGAACGTCGGGCGTTTGAAACTGCTAGACACAATATTAGTTCACATCGGCGTACAATTGAAGATTCCCAGAGGGCTATTGAAAGAGCTCACAACGAAGCATTCAGGAGTCTTGCTGACAGAAATCATCGTATTCAGGCTATTGAACAAGAAACCGCTAACGTTCGTGTAAGAAACGCTGCACGTATTGAAGATGTTAGTAGGCAAACCCATTTCACTGAACAACGACGTAGTGCTGACATTAGAAATATTCGTGCTGAAACTGCGCGTGTTGAAGAGCAAAATGCCCAGCGTATAGCCCGTGTTAGAGAAGAATCAAACGCTAGTATAACTAGAAATGCTAACGTAATTTATAGAGCTGGACAGGATATTGACCGAGCAAACGCGGGAATTGCTCGATCGGAGAATGAAGCTGCTGAGGCTTCTAGAAGGGCTACTGAGCAGCGAGCAGCTTTACGAACAGCTAATCAGGGATATAATGCTTCATTAGCAACTGTAGAACAGTCTGTTACTAGGCTTACTCCGGTTACAAGGACTCTTACAACTGCTAAAACTGCATTAGCTGTCGCTTCTAGGTCTGCTGGTACTGCACTTAACTTCTTGGGGCAGGGTATTCGAACCCTGCTTGGTCCTGCCAATGTTGTCATTGGCGTTATCATGGCAATTGTCTATGCCTTTGGTCGGGCTAGGCAGGCTGCCAGGGAGTTTGAACAGGCATCTAGTACGCTAGCTGATCAATTAGAAGAAGTCGGCGGCGTAATTGAAGATCTTGATAGAGGCACTGTACTTGATAACCTTGGTCAAGATGTTCAAGATGCTGCTCGTGAAGTCGGTATTGGTATGGACTTACTCACCGATGCCTCTCTAGGCAATGAGGCAGCACTAGAGAGGTTTAACAGAAAGGCAGAAGAGTCACAAGGAGTTCTTTACAACTTACGTCTAGGCCATGAGCAGGCTAATTCAGCTATCAGCACTATTACTCTGGGAATCAGCGATCTACTACCTGGTCTTAGTGAGGAAGAATCTGCTTGGCGAACTGTAACTGAGGCTATTGGTCTACACAACGAGACTATAGACCGATCACTACAGCTACTACAGAATCGTGTAGAGGCTGAGCATGGTGCTGTAGACTCCCACAATTCTTACAGTGCTGCTCTTCGTGAAGGCAATGATGCCCAGGAAGCAACGCGCATTGCCATCATTGAGATTCTAGCTGAAGCAAATGAGCTAGAGGAAATGTGGGACGACCTCGATCCCGCTACCCGCGAACTAGCAGCAGGGATGGAACACTTAGAGGAAGGTGCTGATGGTGTTGGCGATGAGTTTGAGCAACTTACTCCACTAGCAGAAGGATTAGGCCAGGCGTTTGAGGATATTCACGATCCTCTTGGTGCTGTCAATGAGTTAATGCAAGAGCAAGAACTTACTATTGGCAGCCTTATCGAGTCGCTACAAGAGCAAGAGAGTAACTTCCAAGACTTCGCTGAGAACTTAATCTGGGCGTCTGCAACACTGTCCAGTGAGTTTGTCGAAAACATCATGGAGCTTGGGCCGTCTGCTCCCGCTGCCCTAGCCGCTGCGCGTGAAGGTTCCGAGAGCGAACTAGAGGAACTAGAGCGGCTGCTAGGTGTTGGTGCCCACAGGACGTCAGAGGAATTCGTTGGTGGTATCGAGCAGGGACTCAATGATCTTCCTGAAACCTTAGAGATTATTGGCGATGATGCCTTTGAATCTCTAATGAAAAGTTTCAGAGAGGGGGACATTGATCTTGATGAACTGTTTGATGAACTAGATAAGTTAAAGGAAGAGCGTCTTAGTTGGGATGATGACAAGTTAAGCAAGTACGGTATCAGCCAGAACATTACTAGGGAGATTGACGAAAACAAGCCCCAATTTGAAGGCTCGATAGGTGGCGTTGAAAGCCGGTTACTTGGTGCTGGGCAGACTATAGAAGAAGTCAATGAAGGTATAGGACAGAGTCTACAAGATACTGGTTCATCTGTAGGGGAATGGGCTAGAAACGTCGGAGAGTCTATCTCTAGCTGGGTCGATAACGCTAGAGAGCGTATGTCCAATTGGGCATCTGATACTGGCGAGAGTATCGGCAATTGGGTTAGAGATACTGGCGAAGGTATTGGTGAATGGGCCAGGAATACCCGCCAGAGTATGTCTGATTGGGCTACTAATGTCGGAACTAGTATCTCTAATGGAGCAGAACGAGTTAGAGACTTCTTTGACAGTGTAGTCGAGACTACGCAACCATTCCGTCAATGGGTTACTGATATTATTGCAGGTACTAACAACCTAGCTTCAGGTGTAGCGAGTGGTGTAGGTAACTTTGTTAGTGTACTTACTGAGCCGATTCGTGATGCACTTTCTGAGTCGTGGACTAACTTTGAAAACTTCTGGCGTAATGTTGGCGAGCGTACTCGTGAAGGGGTTTCTAGTGTAAGTAGCTCTATTGGTGATGCTGTTTCTGGGTGGTGGGGTAATCTAAGAGACTTCTGGCAGGGTACTGGTAGTGATATTAGGTCGTGGGTTACTGATACAGCACAAGAGTTTACTGGTTGGGCTGCACGTACTGCTGTACGATTCTCGAACTGGCGTCAAGGTGTTAGTCAAGATATTAGCGAGTGGGCTTCTGATACTGGTTCTGCTATTGCAACATGGGTGTCGGATAATTGGGGCGAGTTTAGAGAGTGGTGGCAAGGCGTCGGCGAGGGATTCCGAGAATGGTTCAATGATACAAATAGTCGAACTAATGATTGGTCAGACGATACTAGCTCTACGATTAGAGAATGGGTATCTGACACTTGGTCTGAATTTGGTGAGTGGTGGCAGGGTGTTGGAGCAGAATTCCGTGACTGGTTCACTGATAACCGTGACAGGTTTAGAGACTGGTGGCAGGAGATAGGCGAAGGGATCAGGGATTGGGTATCGACGTCTGCTAGTCGATTCCGTAACTTCTCTGAAACAGCATCAGAACACATTGAGGTGTTCGGCACAATTGCCGGTCGTGCTCTTCGTAACTTCTTAGCTACCAGTGCGACAAGAATTGGCACCTGGATCTCTGATAGGCTACAAGCCTTTAGGGATTTCTGGAGCGATGTACGAGAAGGGTTCTCTGACCTCTGGAGCAGTCTAACCACAGGGGCCAGGAATGGCTTGTCTCGTGTATTCGGTGCAGTTCGTAGCGGCATCAACAGCATCATTGGCGGTATCAATACCCTGATTAGAGGCTTCAACCGTGTTGCCGAGCTAGTCAACCTTGACGTTAGTATCAATGAAATCGGTGAGATTGGCAGCGGTGGCGGTGGTGGCTTCCGTTCGGCAAGCGGTGCGAGACACAAGGGTGGTCCTGTAGACGGAAGTAAGGGCGACCGCGAAGGTCGGACCGGGCCGTTACGTCCTGACGAGCAGATGATTATTGCTAAGAGGGGCGAGTACGTCATTAACAACGATGATGTCAAGCGTATGGGAGGTATCAAGGAAGTTAGGCGTAAGCTAGATAAGTTCGGTACGCTAGAGACTCACGAACGAGGCCAAGGTCCAGGACGCGGACGTGGTGCTCCTACGTGGGGTACTCTTGTACGTCTGATTCGAGGCTCTGGACTACCGCACCGTGTTACCTCTACTGTGCGTAGCGGTGGCGGAGCGTCATACCACAACACCGGTCATGCCATTGATATGGCTGGTAGTGTGCCATATCCGGCTGGTAATAGCATTGCACAGATGCGAGCGATCAACCGTTGGATTGCTAGTAACTATGGCGGGAGTGCTGCCGAGCTGATCTGGACTGGTCCCGGCGCTGTTAACCTCCGTCATGGTAGGCCGCACACTTACAATGCTGGTGTTCGAGCACAACACAGGAACCACGTACACTGGGCATCTACCGGTGTTACTCCTGGCGGCTCTATGGACGGAGCAGGTGCCGATGGTGGTGGGTTCTGGAGCAACATCTGGTCTATACTCTCCCCTGTGGTTAGCCGTGCCAGGTCCGCCATTGACGCAGTAACGGACTTTGGTCCTGTCGGTGATCTAGGAAGGAACCTTGGCAGGCAATTACTAGAAGCTCTACCTGATTTCCTTACCTCGTTTGGTGGGTCTGACGATGGCTCAAGTTACAGTGGTCCGCTACGTGGGATCATGGAGAGCATCGCACGCGGACGTGGCTGGGAATCTCACATTGGTGCATGGGCTAATCTGATTCAACGTGAGTCTAGTTGGAATCCCACAGCACAAAACCCAACGTCTACTGCATTCGGTCTAGGCCAGTTCCTCAATAGCACCTGGGCTGGTACAGGAATTGCAAAGACCAGTCATCCTGGTCAGCAGCTAGAGGCTATGGCTAGGTACATTCAGTCCCGATACGGTAGTCCATCAGGTGCATGGAGTTTCTGGCAGCGTAACCGCTGGTATGACAATGGAGGCTTACTCCATAAGGGACTGAACGTTGTCGCCCACGGAGCCAGCAAGCCGGATATCGTTGCTGCTCAGGGTATGATCGCTAACGAAGTTGGGTCTGCTCTAAGTGAGCAAGGCGACTCCACTCTCACACCACAGGATATTAAGGATGGCTGGGTCTACCAGATCGAAGGACGTGGACACTTCCTTAAGGTCGGTAGAGGCGAAGATGCCCGTTGGTATCAGGCTACAGGTCTTGGTCAGCTAGCAGGTATCGAGGAACTATGGGGCAAGGCTATGCGCCGCCCCGAGAGCCACCTGGGCCGTGTGCAAGGCTCTGTAGTGGACCTGTTCGGCGGTCCTGGCGGTATCGAGAACGTGCTAGCGGGCCACCAGCCGCTCCCGCGTGAGGCACGTGAGGGCGCTCAGCCGCTCGACCGTATCCATGACCTCCTAGAGGAACTGAGGAAGTCAGACGCCACCACACAGGACGTCACAAGCCTGCTAGGCGCGCTCGATGCAGAGATTGCTCAGGAACAGGCAATCATTGGCCTAGAGAGGGCCAAGCAAGCGATTATCGACATTAAGGGTGAGATCGCTAGCCTAGATGCTGAGCGTGATACCTTACTAACTGAGATTGAACGAGAGAAGGAACGTCGCGGACCTACACCAGCACAAGAGCTTAACATCTTACGTCAGCGTCGCGATGTTGCTGAACGTGAGATGGAACTTGAGCAGATGCGTTCTGGTCAGCCTACTCTAGAGCAAGAGCTAGCTGTCCTAAATCAGCGTGAACGTGTCGCAGAAATGGAGAAGGAACTCGAGCAGGCACGCAGTGGACAGATCACACCACAGCAAGAACTTAACATTCTTAACCAGCGTGCCAGGGTTGCTGATCTAGAGGAAACGCTCTCTAGGATGCAGAACCAAGAGCCTGATCCAGAGGAAGTAGCACGAGCTAAGGAACGTATCGCTGATGCTGAGCGTAGCCACTTAGATGCCATCAATGATTCACAGCAGGCTATGGCTGAGCTGGCTTACGCTCAGTTCGACCTTGTGCGCTCTAAGGAACACGCAGCAGTCCTACGTGATAGTGGGGACGAGGTTGCTGCGCTGTTAATGGAGTACGAAGCTCAGTACAATCTTGCTAAGGCTTCCGATGCTCTGAATGACGCGCAGGAAGTTGAGCATGAGACTAAGAAGGCATTGAAGGAGGCAGAGGAAGAGCTAGAGCAGATCAAGAAGGACGCAATTGTCACTGATGATGAATTGCGTATCGCTGAACTAGAACTGATGCTTGCTCGTCAGCAACTTGACGATCTGACTAACGAGCATATCTACAGTACAGACGAACTTCGTAAGATGGAGATTGAACTAGCGTTGGCTCTCAAGGAGCTAGACAACGTTACGAACGATCACATCTACTCTACTGAGGATCTGCGCGAGAAAGAACTAGAACTCATTATCGCTAAGGAAGGGCTTAAGGAGGCTATTGAGGAATCTCAAGGCCCAACTGAGCGAGAGATTGAACTACGTCAACGGTTAGAGGAAGTCGACGAACTCTTAATTGATAAGGAAGGCGAACTACGGGACGCTGTAGACAATGTCGCTGATGCTAAGCGAGAGAGCATCAATGCTACTATTAACCTTATCAATGCTACTGAGGAACTTGGTGCTGTAACGCCCGAGGCATTAGGATTCTTTGAAAAGATTGCTAAGGCTGCCGGCGTTACTAGAACAGAGCTTACTCGCGTTTCGCGTGAGATGAGAAGTATCCGCGAACAGACTCCAGCTATCAAGGGAGCGCAGGAAAGTGGTGCTAAGTTCTACGAGTCTGGCGGCGACTACTACTTACGCACTTCAAGTGGTCGCTGGTATCACGCTACTGGCCCCGGACAAATTGCAGCACTCAAGAAGTTCTTTGGTCAGCCGCGTAGCGTGCCCAGCAATCACATTGGTAGAATCCGCGGTGCTGTGGTCGATCTGTTCGGCGGCCCGAACCGAATGGAAGAAATCCTCGCTGGCGAACGAGACTTCCCTAAGCTAGCACAGGGTGGTATTGTTAAGCGACGCCCAGGAGGCACCCCTGTGGTCCTCGGTGAGGGCCGCCATGATGAGGCGGTCATCCCGTTAAAGGGTAACAACACAGGACCAAGTATCAATATCAAGTTCGAGGCCGGCTCTATTGTTATCGAGGGTGATGCTGATGAGGACAAGGTTCGTCGTGCTATCAATGAGGCTCTTGATGAGCAAATGACAGAACTACACGACACCTTGAGTCAGTACAGGACGTAATATGCCCACTACAGTTAATGTTACGCCGGTACAAGAACAAGCTTATATGCTTGTCGAGATTGACCATACACCAGAAACAGTGTATTATTACAGAGTAGAAATGTCTCCTGATAATGGAGTCACCTGGTTCACAGTTAGGTTTGCTACCCAACTGTCACCACAGAGCGGGAACTATGCTGAGATTGAGGACTACGAAGCTCTAGCTAACAATCCCTCTACATATAGGGCTAGAGCATTCGATGAGAATGATAGTCCAATTGATGAGTGGTCACTACTTGTATCAGATACACTAGAACTTGATCGTTGGTGGCTGAAAGATCCATTAGTTCCTAGCGATAATATGGTATTGGAATTAACTGGTGACTACTTAGAGGTAGAAGAGCTTGAGGACAAGGGTAGATTTAGGCCGTTAGGTCGTAGTACCCCTATCATTACCTCTGACATTGTTAGGGACCAACGTATCGAAACCTTAAACATTGATACTCTAGGCTATGAACCATATGAAAACTTGTTGAAACTAAGGGGTAGACAACGGACACTACTGCTACAAGGACCGCTTAAGGAGCAGTGGTATCTTCGGTTAGGCGAGGAACTTAAAACTAGAATTATGAATACTCAGAGCGAGTATAGAAAAACCACAGTCAATACAGACCCACAAGCAAGGCCGTAACTATGGTTCACGAGGTAACTGAACAGTTTGTAAACACTGTTAAGGGTAGCCATACTGTAATCTCAAGAGCTAGGCTCAGGGTTCCAGATGGCGAAGATATTACCCTGCCTATTACCGCTGGTAACGTATCAGTAGACACTGATGCCGCTACAAGGAGAACTTGTAGGGTAACGATGGTAGATGATACTGGTGACTTAGTTCCAGAGGATCTACACCACCTGTTAGCCCCTAGACAAACAGAGTTTGATGTTTATAGGGGTATTAGATTACAGCCTGGTTCTGGAACAGGTAGTCCGTTAACCCTGCCGCAAGACTTTACCACAGGGTCGCACGATTTCACAGAAGAAGATAATGGCGATTTGAGGATGACCTTCTAATGGCTTATCCATCTACCATAGACGATGTTCATTCTGGGATCGGTAGTGACACCGATCCTTTAAATAATCCACCGCATGAGGTTCACCATACTGACTTAGCTGATGCCGTTAAGGCATTGATGGAGTTTGTTGGTACTGAATCAGATGGTAAGCTGGATGCTCCAGGCAACATCAAGATGCACAATACTGCCTATGCTCCTATCCCTGATGGTTGGGCATTGTGCGATGGAACTAATGGTACACCGGACTTGCGTGATAAGTTCATCGTAGGCTCAGGCTCTACTTACAGTGTAGGTGATACCGGAGGTCTTAATGCTGTAACGTTAACTACTGCTCAGTTACCAAGCCATACACATGCATCAGGCAGTCTTGCTGGTAATAGCCACACTCACGGCGTTGGCAACTTTTCTAACAACACAACAAACCTTAACCATACACATGGTTCTGGTAGCTTTAGTAGTGATACCGCTAACGTTAACCATTCACATACATCCGGTAGTCTAAGTAGCGGCAACACGAACACAGCGCACACCCATCCTGCGCAGGTGGTCGCAACCGTGAACTCCGGCAACGCACCCGACACGCTGTCGCGGGGCACTGGATCTGGTGGTAACTTATTCACTGCTATTAGCGCTAATACTAATAATAACGCTACTAGCCACGCCCACAGTATTAGCGGTAATACAGGAACCAATAACCCATCACACGGGCACGGTGTTAGTGGTAATAGTAGTGGAGCAAACATCAACCATGCACACGGGTTTGATGGCAATAGCGCGGGGTCTACTGTAGGTATTAGTGGTAGCACAGGGTCTGTTGGATCAGATTCTAGCCATGAGAACCGACCACCGTACTATGCACTAGCACTTATTATGAAGCTTTAATGGGAGATAACAATATGCCAACTATCAAGTTCCGTTGTCCTCCGGGTTGGGGCGGTGTGTTTCCTGAACCACAGCCAGCATCTAAGTTCATGCCTGATTGGATTAAACACTTACCGCATGATGTTCCGAACGACGATCGACAGTTTCCCACAGGGACCATTCGACGCTGTATGCCAGTGCATGACATGGTGACAGCAGGGTATATTATCCCTCTCCCTGTGGCACTATATGCCTTTGCTAACGAGGAAGGCGAGTCGTTCAACTGGCGGGGCGATTGGAAACTAATCGAGCAGCACGGCGATCAGCAGGCACCACCATATGCAACAGCTTTTAAGTTATTAAATCCTTGGCAGATTATTACACCGCCAGGATGGTCAACGATGTTCCTGCCGCCAGCGCACCATCTGCTACCGTTCCAGGCTCACCCAGGGATTGTGGCTACTGACTCATATAAGAATAGAATCAACTTCCCGTTTAAATGGTTGGAACGTCCTTACGATCGTGTGATTGAAGCTGGTGTCCCATTCGTTCAGGTAATCCCTATCAAGCGTAGTGAGTGGGAACTAAGCGTATCAGAGGCTACTGATAAGCAGGAAATGGAGATTACCAAGGCCGGTCGTAGAGTTAATACTCACAACCATGAGTATAAGAAAAACCACCGTGCCGGTGTTACTGAATAAGGTAACTTAATGACTACGTGGGGATCAAGCAGTAATACCTGGGGAGGCAATGACCTATCCTGGAACGGCTTAGACCCTATCTATAGGGGGTTCTGGCATAGTGATGAGTACGATCTAAGCCCTGTGGGAATCTATGGATCATCTACTATTAGTTGGTCTGAGACAACCCCACAAGACACAGCGGTAGAGGTTTATACTAGAATAAATGGTGATGAATGGCGACGAGCAACCAACGGGTTCTCTCTTAGAGGTTTGGAAGCTGGGCAGCCATTAGATAATATTACACTTCAAGTTAGAGTGGACTTAATCTCTGAGGAACTGAACACTAGTCCTACTGTTAACAATCTAGTTGTAGACTTCCAGCCTGGTGACGTTGATGAGCTTATTCATCTTGGTGTATTCACTATTGAGTCACTAGACATTCAGGATAACCGAGAAGGCGTAACCATTGAGGTTTCTGGTAGCGATAGGTCTAGACGTGTTGCCCGAAATCGTTGGCTGAATAACTATATCATCCCTCCCGGTGTTAACTACGCAACAGCTATTCAAGAAATGATTGACGATAGATACCCAGGTCTTACATACCACATGGAGCCAACAACTATTGTAACTCCAAGATTGGTGTTTGGTGGTAGTGGGGATACTGGTGGAGGTAATCCTTGGGAACGTGCTGTTGAAATGGCAGAGTCTATTGGTATGGATCTGTACTTCGATCACCACGGCGAAGTTCGTATGGAACCTATTGTATCTACTCTCGATACAATGGTACAACCGCTGTACGATCGTTCAGGTGTAGCGTGGCTTGACGGTCAAGAGTACGCATTCGACACGGCCCGTGTGAGTGAACACGGTGTTTTAGTTGAATCTGGCACCGAGAACATGGTTATCGGCAATGCCTTTTTTGAAGGTGTGATAGGGGAAATTGGCGAACCTGGCGCCGCTCCTCCGATAACAGCTTGGAGTGCGTGCCAAAGCGAGACGAACCACTACGAAGTAGTCCAGTCATGGACTTGGCCAGGACAGACGGCATTGCGGATCACAAAGGTTGATGGACAGAATTCAACCTTACAGGTGTGTAACAACGGGGGGACAGAAGTTGTCGGGCCCGAAACTGTTACGATCACCGTAAAGGGACGTACCAACTACCCTGGGCGAATATGGCTTATTCTTCGTGACGATGGTGAGTCGCACAACTTTCATACCACTCCCAGCCAAAACGTAAACGGCGAATTTGAAGTTCGTTGGGTTGCCGAAGTGCCAAACGATAGGACGTTTACACGCTTGTATATTAGGGTCCATGACGCAGAACCTGACGAGTGGGTGGAACTACAAGCTGCTCAGGTTGAGGTAGGTCCGTTCAGGACGTCGTTCCACCCGGACGGGTCAGCACGTAACCCATCAAGGTTAGCGGTGCCCGATGTGTACGACAACGGTATTGCGTCAACCGATGAAGGCACAGTCGAAATGGAGTTCTACATACCTGAAGGTTCTCCGTTCGACCCTGATGTACCAGAACCTGGTAATTCGTATCGACTAATAGAAGCTGCATCGCCGGAAGCATCGTACGCATGGCGCGTGTATAAGCATCGAACTAACGGCAACGTGATTTTGCAGTACGGCTGGGTCAATGACAACGACCAGACGTCAGGTGAGTTGGTTGTGGGAGTGGCCAGCGCCGCCGACACGTTTCACGTTGGCCGCAACACTATCACGTTCGTATGGAAGTCACACGACTACGTCGCGTACTACGTCAACGGTGCCGAGGTCGCCAAGTCTAGCATGAATGTTGCAC